TGAGAGCACAAGGTAGCGAAGGAAGCCTCGTTTCGTGGTTTACCAACCATGAAACGGGCGGCTTCATACACAAGGGCTTTAGGCACAATAACCTGCTCAGTACGACCACTCTCCAAGGCAATGACTGAAGTACCCCAAGATGAGAAGGAGAACTTCGAGATGGATTCATTGACAAGGTGGGTGGAGGCACCAGGGTGTGCATTGGTGTTAAACGCACCTCCTAGCTGCATAGGACCAAAGTAAGTACTGTCGTTGAGGCATGGGACGAAACCTCTGTAACCATTAGCAGACACGGGGAGATTGGCAGGTGCTGCATTGAATCGCATGATCACAGTATTAGGGAACGTCTTCTCAATTGTCCATGCCATGGCTGTACCATCCTCAGAGGAGTAGTAACCCTCATGGAGCCAAGCACAAGCACTGTGCACATAGTCAGTGACATTCCCATTTGAATGCATAGTCACAATCTCGTTCTGGTTGACCGTGTATTGAGCCTCACCCATGGCGAAGGAGCCATAGGCACGCTCAAACATGTGGTGGGCACTCCACAAGACTTTACTCTTGCAAGAGTTGACCGCACGGCAAACCAGTTCGGGACCGAGATAGTAAAGGGAATGCACAGCTATGTAAGCGTCAGGAACGACGCAAACACAGTCTTGAAACTTGTGCTCACACCAGTTCGGAATACCACGGTACCTAAAATTCCTGGGTGCATCCTCAGAAGTAATGAGGGGGCAGCATGACCAGACACCATCCCTCGCGGAGTGGTGTCTGGAGGCGTTTCCACCAATATCTACAACAACACCCAATGGGGCCGCTTGCGCCACAACGTACTCTTCACACCACTTTCGCTCTAAAGCCAGAAGCGGATGTGAATGAGGTATATTCTCGTTGCGCGTAGCTATGAAAGCCACACCGGGATAGTGAGTAGTAAGATATTCACGCTGAGCAGGATTAAGTAGGCAAGGTAGATCCCGAACAGGCCCACCCCTTGAGACCCGATTCGCAGGAGTAATCAACTGTGGACGTCCATTATTAACTGATGCGGCATAGCCAGGTGGCAAAGCCGGTTCTGGCGGTGTGGAAGGCATCTGGTCTCGCATGGAGGCCTCTAGTGCACGCGTGATCTCACCTACGCCGTCGCGAAATGCAGGATCCTGAGAAGGATCCAGAGCATGGCGAACGCGTTGAACAACCTCCATAAAGGAGGCAGCGCGGGCAGGATCTAGTGTTGGCACTAGGTTAGTAACGGCATTGTCCAAGTCCCTCAAGGTATTATTCACAGCCACGGAGTTGCCTGTAGCTGGGCCCGG